CTAAAGAAAAGTTATTTAATTATGTTTCAAATAATGATATATTAAATAGTGTAAAAAGGATTAGCAAATGAAGATCTATAAAAAAAATAATGTATATGAGGAATCGTTGAATAGGATACGTTTCCTATACGATGAGTTTGATGAGGTCGTAGTGGGTTACTCGGGTGGAAAAGATTCGACTGTCACGCTTAGATTAGCTGTAGAGGTTGCTAGAGAGAAAGGTAAGCTACCGGTTAAAGCATTATTTTTAGATCAAGAGGCAGAATGGGGTGCGGTAATAGAACATATGCGAGAGGTTCAAGCGGATCCGGATATAGATTTAAGATGGTATCAAATACCATTTAGAATATATAATGCAACGTCTTCAATAAAACAATGGGTTATGGCTTGGGGAGATGGAGAGGAATGGATGCGACCTAGAGAGCCGGAATCTATCACAGAAAACAAATATGGAACAACTAGATTTTATGAGTTGTTTAATAAAATAATTGAAGTAGACTTTCCGGAGAATACAATATTGTTAGGAGGAGTGAGATCTGAAGAAAGTCCTAGACGGCACGTGGCTATGACACAAGATGCAACTTATAAATATATTACTTGGGGTAAGAAACTAAAACCGAGTAAAGGTCAATATACATTTTATCCCATATATGATTGGAGCTATACCGATATTTGGAAAGCTATACACGATAAGAAATGGACTTACACTAAGGTTTACGATTATCAATATATGTACGGTGTTTCTATTAGAGCTATGAGAGTTTCTAATCTGCATCACGAAACTGCTATTGAGACTTTATTTTATTTACAAGAGATCGAGAGAGACACTTGGGCAGCTTTAACTAAAAGAATGTCCGGAATAGATACAGCCGGTAAACTATCAAAAGATGATTACTTTGTAAAAGAGTTACCATTTATGTTTAGATCTTGGGAGGAGTATCGAGATTATTTAACTCAGCATCTAATGAAGGATGGAAAGATGAAAGAGAAGTTTCAAAAGAAATGGAAACTTTACGATGAGAGATATGCAAAAATGAATCATAAAGAAAAGCTAGTAAGAGCAGAGATCCAAAACGTTTTAGCCAATGACGATGATTTTAATAAATTGCGTAACTTTACAGAAACACCCGAGATGGAGGACTTTAGAAGATGGTCTCGAGGAGAGGAAATAAAATACACTAGAATTAAAAATAAATACATACCAAATGCAATTTCAAAAACAATTATTGAAAGACCTTGAGGAAGCAGAAGATAAAATTGAATTTATAGAAACAGTTCAAGATCTTTTAAATGAATTTTCTCCTTTAGGTCATCAACCTATTAACAGAGTAAGATGGGTAGACATAGATCAAGTACAAGCAAACGATTATAATCCTAACAGCGTAGCCAAAACAGAGATGAAGTTATTGTACACATCAATAGCTCACGACGGTTATACTCAACCGATTGTAACAGTTTATGACAAAAAAAATGATAAATACGTTATAATAGATGGATTCCATAGGTATTTCACTTGTAAAAGTTATAAGGACATACTTGAAAGAAACCACGGTAAGCTTCCGGTAGTAGTTATCGAGAAAGACATAAACGATCGTATGGCTTCTACAATTAGACACAATAGAGCAAGAGGAAAGCATTCTATATCCGGAATGAGTAACATAGTATTTGAGATGTTAGATAACGGATGGCAAGATGCAGAGATTTTAGAGGAGCTTGGTATGGAGTCCGAAGAGTTGATAAGGTTGAAACACATTACCGGATTCAGTAAACTATTTGCTGACACAGACTATAAAAAAGCTTGGGAACATAAAAAGCAATTACAAATCAAAAAGAAATACAAAGATGAAAATCCAAAAGAAAAAATTATCTAGTATAAAACCATATTGGAGAAACGCTAGGAAAAATCAACGTACGGTTGAAGCTCTAAAGCAATCTATACAAAAGTATGGATTTAATCAACCTCTAGTTGTTGACACAAAAAATGTCATAATAACCGGACACGCTAGATACAAAGCTCTAATGCAATTAGGATATAAAGAGATCGATTGCGTAGTGGCAGATCTAAGTGAGCAGAAAGCTAAAGAGTACCGGATAGCCGACAATAAAACTCACGAGCTTACCATATGGGATAACGATGAGTTAATGATCGAGCTTAGAGAGATCGGTAACAATATAGATATGCAAGGTTACTTCCAAAACATAAACCTAGATTCTTGGCTAGATGATTCGGTAGGATATAACATTACCAATACCTCTCAAGAAGAGTTTGAGAAACAACAACATCAAATGGACAATAAGTTTAAAGATGAGGAGAGAGCAGATAAAGCAATTGTAACTTGTCCACATTGTTTTGAAGAGTTTGAATTAGATAAAAAAGACATACAATGATAGAACACATAACCGGAGTTTGCGGAGAGCCACACATAAACATATTTAGTTTTATGTTACTTATCTTAGGATTTGCATTAATTATAAAAAAGGCATATGAGGTTTGAGACACAAAAAGATATTGATCGAGAAACAAAAGCAATTGAAAAATTAATTCAACATAAAAGCAAATACAATCTAACTTATAAAAAGCTAGGACATAACGATATTGATTTTGTAATATTAAAAGATGATAATAAAGTTGCAGTTGTAGAAGTTAAAGGCAGAAATAAATATATTGAAGATGCCTTTCCATTACCGGTAGCTTTAAGAAAAGTTGCAAAGCTTCAAGACCAATCTGATTCTAAATATCTTTTCGGTAAAACAGGAATCATATTATGGGATTGTTTAGATGGTATTATTTATGCTCCTATTAGAGATATAAAAGGAGAGGTAAGATATGGAGGAAGAGTTAAAAGATTTGGAAGTGCAAACGATCAAGAGATAATGATTTACTATCCAAACCAAAAGAATTTTACAATAATAAAAGATAAAAAATGAGTGACAAAAGTGACACTATAAAAAAAGAGGAAAAAGAACCGGCATTCGATAAGATTAAAACAAGTATGCTAGAAGCTCTAGAAAACTCTTTAGGAATTGTTTCAGTAGCTTGTAGAAAAATCGGGATATCTAGACAGACTCATTATAGATGGCAAAAAGAGGATGCAGATTATGATAAAGCTTCTAAGGAGATTATAGAGGCTACAATCGATTTTGTTGAGTCTAAGCTATTCGAGAACATCTCAGATAAAAAAGAAGCTTCTATTATGTTTTATTTAAAGTCTAAGGCGAAGCATAGGGGATATGTAGAAAGACAAGAGCTTGATATGGGAACGAATAATCATTTCCGAGTGGAAATCATAGATGAAGAAACTACAGACTAATGTAGTATTTAGACACCTAGAGCAAACTGATAAACGAATTATCATCGAGCAAGGTGGTACTAGATCCGGCAAAACTTATAACATATTGCTATGGATTATATTTGGGTATGCTTTAAAGAACACAAAGAAAACCATATCAGTAGCTAGGAAGACATATCCATCTTTAAGAACCTCTGCGATGAGAGATTTTATTGAGATACTTAGATCCTACGAATTGTACGATGAGACGTTACACAATAAGTCAAGTGCCGAATACAGGCTAAATGGAAACCTTATTGAATTTATATCTTTAGATCAACCGCAAAAGGTTCGTGGTAGAAAACGAGATTTACTATTTATTAATGAGGCTAATGAGTTGCATTGGGAAGATTGGCAACAATTAGTATTCCGTACAAAAGATCGCATTATAATAGACTACAACCCTAGTGACGAGTTCCATTGGATATATGAAAAGGTAAAGACTAGAGAAGATGCGGAGTTTCATATCACTACCTATAAAAATAATCCTTTCTTAGATCCGGAGATCAAAAAAGAGATCCTTAGACTAAAAGACACAGATGAACAATATTGGAACATATATGGATTAGGTCAAGTTGGCGTTGGTAAAAGTTTAATCTTTAGATCTAACCTTGTAGATGCTATACCATTAGAAGCAGAGTTTTTAAGCTACGGTATGGACTTCGGATATACAAATGATCCAACAACATTAATTGGAGTCTACAGAAAGGATATGAGCCTTTATTTCGAGGAGTTGATATATCGAACCGGATTAACCAATAGAGATATTGCAAAGCAATTAGAGTCATTAGGAATTAATCGAAGGTCTGAGATCTTTGCAGATTCAGCAGAACCGAAAAGCATAGATGAGATTTATAAGTTCGGATGGAATATTAAACCGGCAACTAAAGGAAGAGATTCAATTAACATCGGGATCGATATGCTAAAGAGATACACATTATTTGTCACTAAGAATAGTGCAAACACAATAAAGGAATTTAGAAACTACAAGTGGAAAGAAGACAAGAATGGTAATGTACTTAATACACCGGTCGATGCCTTTAATCATAGTTTAGACGCATTGAGATACGCAACCTATAACAAGCTATCAAGACCGAATTACGGCAAATATGCTATCAGATAAAAAAATAGTTATTAAAAAAATTTGTTTATAAGATATATTTTACTATCTTGCGGTATAATTAATAAAGAGAGGTTAATAACTCTGAACCTGTATTCGATTTATTCGTCTTGGAAAGGGTACTCTTAATCTCTCCTCTTATTAATAAAAGGTGTAAAATTCTCGCACCTACTCTAGAGACAAATTAAAAGAGATGTAATTTAAAACTATTGATATGACTAAAACTAATGAACTAGCCGAGCTTCTAGAAAAAAGATCTAAAAGAGCTTGGGATGTTGGAACTTTAATTGGAAACGTTTCTACTATTGCAAATGATATAGAAAATTATATTATTCCTAAAGTAGAAAATAGGACTGATACTTTTTATGACCGGAAAGATATTTCGGATGATCTTAGCTTTATTCTTTTAAAGTTAAAGGATATAAAAGAGAACCTTGATAAAATAGAATTGTAATGGGTTTTTGTATAAGAGAGGATTGTAAATTTGTAGAAGAGCTTGATCAAAATTTTAGCTTTAATGGTAAGCCTATGTCTCGTGGATATTATAACTTAGTTGTAAGTATTAGAGATTTTAAGCTTTATGAAAGCGGTATGATACCGCATAGAGGATGGAAGCCTACTTTAGCTCGTGACTATTTTGGTTTGCCTAAAAGACAAAAAACTGAGAATACTATTGAAGAGCTTGAAAGTATAAGAGACTATTTAAATAAATAATATGGATTCGAGATTTGAACATTTAGGTTGGCATATTGATTACTACTTTAATAGAAAGTATATAGGTAGTGAATTACTAGAGAAACCGGACAGAGAAAAAACCGGTTATGAAGGACGTATCCGAAAGGTGCTAGATAAAGATCTAGTGCTAAAGGGTAAGAAGTATAAAATGGGTAGTATTGTTTATACAGAATGTATTCCGCTATGTGGTAAGGTTGTCGGAGATCGTTTAAGAATAGTCGAAGATGCCCACGATTGGAGGAATGTTATTAGAAGATAGTTTTGTTTGTTTTGATTTAGTTAATTTAGGGGTGGCGAAAGCTGCCTCTTTTTTTTGTTAAAAAAATAATATCAACGTTATATAATCATATGAAAGTACAAGTTAAAATTCCTACAAGCTTAAACGAGTTATCGTTGTCTCAATATTCTAAATACATTGAGATAGTAAATCAATTTGAAAAGATGAAGGATGAGTCTGCAAATCCGGAGATCTTTTATCAATTAAAAACCCTTGAGATATTTTGTGGTGTAAATTACGAGGATGGATTAAAGCTTAGAGTACAAGATGTAAAAAGAATAGTTTCTCAAATAGAAAAGTTACTAGCAGAAAAACCGGATTTAATTACAAAGTTTACAATAGGAGATTCTACATTCGGATTCATACCCAAGCTTGACGATATGACCTTTGGAGAGTATATAGATCTTGACACAAACTTAGGAGATTGGAATAATATGCATAAAGCGTTTGCAGTTCTTTACAGACCTATAAAAAAAGAGGATGGAGATAAGTACCTCATAGACGAGTACAAAGGAGATGTCTATTATGAGGCTATGAAACATACCCCATTAGATGTAGTTTTTAGTTCTTTGGTTTTTTTTTATCATTTAGGGATCGACTTGTCGAACGCTATGACGAAATATTTGGAGGAGTCGACACCGGAGGTCTTGGAGCAGCAGAAACTTTTGGAAAAAAATGGGGTTGGTATCAGTCGGTCTATACGCTTGCTAAAGGAGACATTACAAAATATGACAATATAACAAAAGAGAATTTAAACACTTGCTTACTAGCATTAGCATTCGAAAAGGAAAAGAACGAACTAGAAGCGAAACAAATTAAAAACAATTTCAAATGAGCGGTACAGGAGCAAGAGGATTTTATTTAATTACTGACACATTAAAAGACGAACTCGTAGCAGACGAATCAGTAAAGACGGTAACATATGGAGATATTACTCAAATAGATCTAAGTAAGCAAACCATATTCCCTTTGTCTCATATAATGGTAAACCAAGTCTCTCAACAAGAGAGAACCTTGAGCTTTAATGTAACCGTTATGACTATGGATATTGTAGATGAGTCTAAAGATGCTACAACTGACATATACCTCAACAATGATAATGAGCAAGATATATTAAATACACAATTAGCTGTAGTCAATAGATTAATTGAAAAACTTAGATCCGGAACCTTACATCAAAACAAATATCAACTTGAAGGATCCC